GCCCACGTTTCGCCTGCCATGTTTGCGTAGTCAACTGCTAAACCTAAGTTATGTCGACTGCTACCCGGTGCAGCTAGTGGCGCGTTGCCTGGTCGTAGGTAATACTTGCGGCCTTGCCATGTTCGCGTACTAGCGCCCTCGATAGGTTGCAGGGTGTAGCGCTGTTGAAATCCTGCGGTTTGTTGCGCTAATGACCTGTACGTATCGCCTTGCGATATTGGTTTGAATTGTTTTATACCTGCAGCAAACGCGGCGGCCCTTACTGCGTTGTATGCGTTGGCGGCGCGTGGGTGCAGTTTGCCGAACGGCTTTATATCTACAAGCATGTTGGCAGGTAGTTCGCCTGGCGTGACGTGGCCCAGCGTGGCAGGTAAAACCAGTTTTTTAACTGGCGGTACCACTACAGGTTTAGGGGGCTGGGGTGCCACTAGTCGGGTCTATCGGTTTACGTTTAAGGCCGTTAGCTGCCACAAGGCCGCTAAGTGTGCCGGTCATAAACACGGTAAGGGTAGATAGTAAGTCGATAAATTGCGCGTCATTGGGTGACTGTTCTAAAGGCTGCGTAACAAACAGTAGGCCGTAGACAAAACCTATAACGGTAAGTGCAAACGTTACGGCGATAGTGCAGCCGACGAAAACTATCATGCGGGCGTGTAGATGTTCTATTTCTGCGGGTTGCTTAGTCATTTGTTGCCCTTTCGCATTGTTGAATAGTGCTGCAACGTGTTAGTGCGGTGTTGCGTACTTTTAGTGGTGCGTTGGTTCGTGTCGTTTCGCAAGCGGTCAGGGCGAGTGCAAGCATGACACTAGCCAAGTAGTAGCGCGGCTTCATCGGCTGTTATTCCTAGCCTGTCAAGTACGGCTTGTCGTGCTGTGGCTTTGTCGGCTTGCGCTTTGGCTTGTGTTGTGTTTGTTATTTGGTCTGCTTCGTATTGTGCAAACTCTGTATCAGTCATTTCGCGGTGTTTTGCACCATCAAAAACCATAGGTTTTGTTGTCATTTCAACTATCTCCATATCCGTAGACGCGGAATGTGCCTGTAATAGTTCCAGTACTTACATAAAGGGTCATAGCGTCAAATGATGTTGTTGCGGTAAATCTTGCATTGTATTGAAATGCGCCGTCTGCCGTTGTGTCGTTACCGTTTACGCTAGAAAATAATATTGTTTGTGCTGTTGCTTGCGGTGTTAAAACATCTATAGATAATGCGCTGTAACTAATTGAGTTGCCTAAATAAAAATTGTCTGCGGCAGTGCTTTCGTTTACAATTGCTGTAGCTGCCCCATATCGACGCCCATATTCAGCAAAATCGTAATTTGATGCGGTGTTATCTGCACCTGCTGCCCTAAAACGCATACGCAACGCATTAGCACCAGAAACAGCGCTTAACTGGTAAATAACTTTGTAATTTTTATAGGTAGACGAAAAACTTCCTGTAGGCAAACTTGCTGTGGAAGCACTAAAACTGCCTGCGTTAATAAGCGTTAAACCGCCAGCCGCCGCAAAACTGAAGTTGGCATTAAGTGACGCGGCGGTAAGTACTTCGCCTGCGGTATACGTGGTCAATGGCATAGTTCCTACTTTACGCTAAAACTGGCTGTGGGTCTTGTATATCTAACTTACCGTAAATCGGGTCGTTTAAAATGAACTGATAAACAATGACCGTAGCCGAAGTATAAAACGTAACCCTATGCCCGTTGTTTACGTTCACTTGTATTTCTACGCCCTCTACTGCTAATTCTTGGGCTACTTCGCCGCCTGTAATTGTGTTAGTTATCGTTATGGTGTCGCCTATATCGACTAGCGCCAAAGTTTCGCGTTGCGCGTTTGTAAGCATTAAATAATCGGTTTGCACAGCGTTAAACGTTGCTACAGGTTCGCCAACTAACAGGTAGTTTGCCAAGGTTAAAGCTGCCGCGTCATTGTGTAAAAGGCTGTTAGTAATGCTTGTATTTTGAATTAGGTACTTAGCTTGGCTTGCTGCGTCGTCGGCTACCTGGGGGCTTGTGGCGCCTAAGTGTTGAATACTTGCCCTGTTTACTATTACGTCGGCGTTAAAAATAATGCCCAAACTGTTATACGGTATGTTGGTTCCGTCGTCGTGGAAGTCGGCAACGCTGCCCGAAAGGGTATTACCAATGCGCGGTTGGCTAGTTATATCGCCTGTCCTCGACATAAAAATACGGCCTTGTTCGGCTGCCTGTATTTGGTCAATGTATGCCTTTACGTTTGTACCTTCGGCCACGGTGTAGGCAGCTGCCCCGCCCAGCGTTTGGGTGCCGGTCTCAATGTCACGTGTTAAAGCCGGGTAAGCAACTTCGGGCAGGTCAAGTACAGCTGATAAGCGGGCACTTGATAATTGTTCAGATACGTTAAATTCGGCTAAAGCTGTTTGGGCTAGCAAATAAAAATCGTCGGCACAATAGACGGTAACTGTGTTTTGGCCGCCTAGTTCGTAGTTGTAGTCGTAGTTGACTATCTGCCCTACAAACAACGTAATAAAAGTGCCTACGCTGTTATATCTGCCAAACGAAACACGGCGTAACGGTGCCAAAGTAAATTGCCCTGCAGGGTCTACGTATGGGCTAGATGAGTACAGCGGGTTTAGGGTTCCCCCGGCTAGTTCGTCGTTTAAGTTAAATGACATTGTGCCAGCGCTAAATTGGTCGCCTACGTCACGGCGCCCGCGTTTAATGTTTACATTTGTCGAGTATTGCAGCATTGGCGCGAACTCTGTCGTACCGTCTAACACGTACTGGGTGCCGTTTAGTACGCCGCGCGTTGCGTCGTCAAGGGTAAAGGCGTCTAACTGAAAACCTGTATCTATAAACAGTTCGTAGTTGCCGCTTTCAATAACTGACGTAGCCACTAGGCAACCTGAATATTTGCGGGGCCTGCCGCCCTGTTGTAAGCGCGAATATTGTTTATAATTGCTTCGCCTGTTTCGGCGTTAGTCATAACTCCGTGTACGTTTATGTAATAGTTATAACCGCGGATAGGTTCACCAAAGTTAGTATTTGGTCTAGCAATAGGGGCTAATGCGCCGCCGTTTACTGCGTTGTCAAATCCTGCCGAAATGCCTTTAACGTCGGCAAGTGTTAAACCCTTACCCTGCAATTTAGATTGCGCAAGGTTAAAAGCGTCCTCAATACCTTTTAAGTAACTTTGTGCGTTGGATACGCCAGCGCCATAAAACTTGTCGGCTGCCATTTGTGCTATTAAATCGGCTGCACCTTTTGCAGAATTTACAAGTTGGTTAGTTTGTTCTATTGCTGTAGCGCCGCCGTTAATAAGTTCGTCGGCAATATAGGTGCCCGCTTCTTGGCCTGCAGCTAGAACCATGCCTAACGCGTCCTCGCTAAGGCCTGCAGTTACTAATTGTTTAATCTTGTCGGTAAACAGTACGGCCCTATCGGCAATAGTGACTAAGCCGGATACAAAACCTTTACCAGTTTCGGCGCCTTCTTTCATAGCGTCAGTAAAATTAAATGCTTCAAGTAGCGACGTCGAGGTACCTTTAGCAAAATCGTCAAACGCCGATTGGGCGTCTTTAAGTTTGTCTTTAGCGTCGTCAAGCGCTTTATTCATGCGGTCTGTTAATGCAGCTGCGGCGTCTTTTGTTGCCTGTTCCATTTTCTTTAATTTGTCTGCCGCTGCAGTAGCGCCCTTACCCGTGCCTACTCCGCTTAGTTCGTCGGTTGCTTCTGCTGCGGATTGTGCATTTTCGGCTAGTTGTTTAGCGGCAAAACTGCTGTAATCTGACGCGCTACCCATGTTCTGTATACCCAGGGCAAAATTGTCAAAACTGGCGCCTAATGCGTCAACGTCTATTAAATCGTCAAATGCTTTACCTAATAAGTCAATACCTGTAGTAAATTTGCCTGCAGCAAATGCAACGCCTGAACCAGCAACAACGGCAAATTTATATAACGCGTTAGCGGCTTTTGCTGATGTAACGGCAATTTGTTTAAAAGCGTTAACCATGCCCGGGCCAAACGACCCCATTTCGTATAGGGCTTGCTGCATACCCTTTACTAAACCTTTTTCGCCGATTACTTCCGCTACACGTTCAAACGCTGGGCTTACTTCGTCGTTAAAAAACTTTACGGCTTTTAAAAATATCGGTAGAAACGCTTGCCCTAAATTGGTTTGAATATTGTCTAGGGTTGCGCCAAGTATCTTTTGTTGGGCTGCCAACCCCGCAGACGTTTTTCCAAAATCGCCTTGGGCGTCGGAAGTCTGTTCAAAAATAACCTTTTGTGCGGCAAGTACCTTTTGTTGCGCGGTTAACGCTTTACTGCCTGAATAGATACCTAATTCGGTTGCGGCTGCCTTTAGCGTGGCGTCGTCAAGTAGTACGTTATATTTTCTTAGCGGTTCGGCTTCGCCTCGTAGCGCCGACCCTAAAGCGTTTATAGCGTCGTCTACAGAAGTGTTACTAAATGACGCTAAGTCGGCTGCCAGGGTAACTAATTCAATACTAAAATTGCTTAGGTCTTGACCGGCTAGCCCGGCAGACTTACCAAACATGGCAAACGTGCCTGCCGCTTGTAGGGCTGCCGTTTCTGAAATACCTAACGCGCGGTTAGCGGTCTGTGCAAAGTTTTCTACTTCTTTAGAAATGGCACCAAATACAACAGTATTTTTACTTATCGCTTCGTTAAAATCTGAAGCCTTTTGAATAGACGAATACGCAAACGCGCCGACAGCTGCAGTAGCGCCAGCAATAGCGGTACCTGCAATTAGTGTTGATTTGCTTAAACCGCCAAACGCTTTTTGTGCTGCGTTAATGCCCTTATCGGCAAACGTCGTAATAATCGGTACGTTAATCGCCACGGCGTACCCTCAATTTTGTGTTGGTTTTTTTCATAACTTTGTCAACTATTGCTATTACTTCTATTTCAACGGCTGGGCGTGCAGCTTCTACGCCAGGTTCGGCGGCGCGTGGCTGGTAACTGCCTTGCATTTGTAGATTGGTTACAAAACGGCCTTTAGTGCGTCGGCCTGCATGGTCCCAAATACTGCCTGCGGCGTCGCGCTGGGTAAGTGTTAACAGTTGGTAGGGGCGGGCAGCAAAATCTATAGTTTCGCCTGACTTAAAAATAACGCTGCGGGCTTTTTGACCTGACTTATTAGTTTTAATTATGAAGCCTTTAATAGCGCCTTCGCTACTCCATTTTGTACCGGCACGACCTTTAATAAGGTTTCCGCGGGCCATACCGGATAGAGGCGGGGCTACAGGTATTAAACTGCGCGCCGCGCTTAATACAGGCGTACCAGCGTTTTTAATGTCTTTCCGTATCTGTTTTGCGTAATCGGGTTCTATTTCTTTAAGCGCCTTCATCGTCTCTTGAATACCTTTAATTTCTAAAGTATTTGTAACGGCGGCCATAAAGTTACTTTCGTTGTTTGTTGTTGTCTGATAATACAGCAACGACAGTAGCCAAGTCGTCTATGTCAAAAGGTATAGACGGGGGCCACCACGAAATTGCTACCAACAGTTCGGCAAGTTGGCGCCCGTGGGTGCCCCTTAGGTGGGGTTTGGGGCCTCTGTATTTAATACGTCGATAGCAACAAGGCTTTTTACAAACGTATCAAACTCTGCAGGTACAACTATTTTGTTTAATTTAGACGCTTCGTACGCCATAAATGCTAAATCCTCAACGCCGATACCTGACGCCATTTCTGACGCTTTGCGTTTGTATTTGCGTTCCCACAAAACAATTACAAAAAGGTTTGTTACCACTTCATAGGTGGTATCGGCTGTTTCTACTTTAAGCGTAAGTTTCATTGTCTGCCTTTTGTGTCGGGCCTTTTCAGGCGTTTAATTAAACTTCAAGAACGCTGTAAACTCCGCCTGTAAATGTCACGCTAATTGTGCCTAAAGCGCCCAGGGCCATTTCGTACGGCAAGGCTTCCAAGTATGCGCCTGTAAGCGTCATAGTTGGATTAGTTGCGGTGCCTGGGCTTGTTGCGCTGCTCGACCACGAAACAGTAGTAGACGTGCCTACAAGGCTTTTAAGTGTTGCGTAGGTTTCGGAAGCTGCAAACGACAGGTACAGGTCAAGGGTCAACGTTGAGTTTTCAAGGCCTGCAACGTACACGCGGGAACCTGAACCAAAAGCGGTACTTTCTAGCGCCTCGATAGTGCGCGTAAAAGTAAGGCCGTTGCATTGGTCTTGCAGCGAAACGCTGTTAACCGTGACGTTTGGTGATGAAAGATATGTGCTAGTAGCCATTGGCTTTACTCCTCGTTTGTGTCTGTCTTAGTTTTAGCACCTTTAGGCGCCTTGGTGGGGGATTGAATAACGAAACCGCCCGCTAGTAGCGCGTCAATGTTTACGCCTTCAACCGGTACGTATTCGTCGCCAGGGCAACCGATACGGGGGCTAACTATTTCGTATTTCATGTTGCACCTATTCTAGGCGGTTGCCTGGGTTTGTAGGGTTATGGTTAAATCGTAGGCGGGTAGTTCGCTGCCGCCAATTACTGCGATAGTTGGGCGCCCGTCGGTTACGCCAATTTTTTTAGTGATGACTTTGCTAGCCAAGTTAAGTAGTGACCTTTGCGCGTCAAGGTTGCCAGGCCCCAAGGTAATTATGCGTATTGGAAATGTCATTTCTACAACGTTGTTTGAATACACGGTAAACGTAGGGGCGTCAATGAACGCGCAAGGCGGCACAAGGTTACGGGGGTCTGTTACTACCTGTAGCCCTGTGATGGTCGTTAGAGAAGCTGCCAAGTCGTCTAGCGCCTCGTTAAACAGGTCTGTAAAAGCAACAGGCATTTAAGCTACCTGGGGGCGTGGGATACCTAAAAGTTGTTTAATCATTGGCGACAAGCCGACGCTGTTACCTGCAGGCAAGCCGTCAAAACTGGCAAAGTCTGTTACCGCGCCACGTTGCCTATAAAGAAAACCGCCGTAGGCAATAGTTCCCAGGGTGACGCTGTTACTAGGGCTAGTTGCTTTTTGGTCTATGTAGCCGCTTTCTAAACGGCGTTGAAAACAAAAATCGTTTGCAGCTGCCGCGCATTGAGTAAGAAAAGTTGTATCGAGTGCCGACGCGGTGCCTATGCCTAGCCAGTCCTCAATCTGTCCGGCTGTAACCCAAGTACAAGCAATAGTACCCAGCGTTACGGTTCCCGTTGCCGTCGTGCGCGTGACGTCGGCCGCTGTTTTTGCGTACAGAATTTGAAAAGGTACTGGCACCTCATAGTTATAAAGTAGGTCGCCGTATTCGTCTACGCCAATAAACAAATATTCGGGTACCGCTAAAACTGTAACGGTGCCGTTAAATGTTGCGTCAACGCCTGCCACAACAATAGACGCGCCTACATAAACTTCGTTAGGTGTAAGCGTTTCTAAAACTGCGTAGTTGTCTAATAGCGTTTTATGCGCTACTTGGTAAAGCTGTGTCATGGCGGTTAGGCCGCCTTTCGGTTAGACGAACTTAACGAATTTTGTAGCGTCTGCCATAAACGTCGCAGCGTAACCACGGTACGCAATAGTGCGGCCCAAGGTGCTAGGTACGTCTACAGAAATTGCGCCCTTTTGCTGTTCGTAAAATTCAAACCCTGCAGCTGGTCCCGCTGCGTGGCCCATAAATGAACCTGGGGTATCCTTATCGACTACAAGCACAAGGCCAAGCGGGTTGCCGTTCCAGTTTGAAGCCGACAACTGGCCTGGTGCGTTCATAGCGCCAATCTGTGGGAATACTGGGCGGCCTGTGCTGTCAACCAATGAACCCAACGCGGCCCACGTACCAGGTGTTACGACCATGTGCGTAGGTAGGTAGTTGCTGTTCAATGAAATTTGGCGGGCGCCTTCGTAAATTGCGGCAATCCAATCGGCAGGGTCCGACGTGTCGGCAACTGATGTTGTTTGAACGATTGCGCCTTGGCACTCTGTAACCGCGTACGTGTTAGTGGCCTGTCCGTAGGCGATTGCTAACTGGTTCAATACGATATTGATTGAAGCGGGGTCACTCCAGTCCAATGCCTGTTCGGACATTGTCACAAAAGTACCGAAAGTTTTTTTGTCGACATTTGAATTCGACACGGTAACAGTAGACGGGTTTAGTTGGTCTAGTTCCGGTGTCTGTTCGTCAACTACTGGCCGTACCGTAATTTTCGGGCGGCGAAATGTTGCGCCTGCACCTGGCATAGCGAGAGTTCCGATAGCCGACACGAAAGGCCTAATAGGGTTAAGTGAATCGTAGACGCTGCCCGTTATGATTTCAGGCAAAATTCCTGGCAAACTTGGGTCGGCTGTAATGTCCGGTGCTGCAGCTTGAATTTTTGCGTTCATTTCTGCAAGTACGCTGCCACCTTGTAGTGACGCTGCGATAAATTCGCCAGCGCTAGGCAATTTAAAATTACGCGGTTGCGCGTAAACGATTGGCGCGATTGGCGCGGCTTCGATAACGGCTGGGGTTTCTGTTGGCTGTGTCATGGTGTCTAACTCCTCGTTAGGTGTTTCGGTTTCTATA